ACCACCATCTTCTTTGTTGAAATCATAACAAAACCAATCCTCCATTATATATGATTAGTCTTGTATTATGTTAAACCGAACCGTAACCGGGGTAGCCGCCGTGAATGTGGTTGCAGCAGTAGCCACCGGTAAGAAGTATAAACTAGTAGTATCACTCACAACTGTTCTAGCTGATGGGGCTATGTCTGCCACTGCTATATCATTCTCAGTAGTATAATCACTTGCATAAATTGGGATCTTTCTTATAATCTTACCAGCAGCATCCGTACTAAAACTAGGAGTAGCATTATCAACATAAGTACCAGCGGAGGGTGTACTGCTAAACACTATAATATCCATTGCTGGTTTCTTGTTATTAGTATCAACCACGCTGATGCTTTCTATTAATCCTGTGTGGTATGCAGTGTCTATTGCACTGGATAATGTTCTCACTGTTCCAAGACAATCACCTGAAGCGTAGGCGGCTGCTGTGGTGTCTAATAGGGCGTTGGGTGTTGATGTTTGTGATCTCATATATAATGAGCCATCTTGCCCTACTCTGAAAAAGTCAAATAGTCCATCATCATTCTTTCCTCTTATTTCTACAACATTCATAGTATAATCTCTCCTTTTTAAGTCCATACCTTCTCAACCGCCCCCATAATTTGGGGGTTTAAAAACAATAAAAAATAAAATAATTTATAATGGTCGTATTACAGGTAACTCCACCGTACCATAAACAAACCATGTAAATGTAACCGTATTACTCCAATTAGTAGGATACTTAAAAATCAATACAATGCTCGTATCCGTACTACTACTGGCACGTGTAACATTCATCAAACCAGTATCATCCTCTACAAAGGCATCAGCATAATAAATCTTCTTAAAATCATGAGCCGTAATAATAGATGAGGTGGTAATAGTATCCCCATCACCGGTTACGGTGTCTGTGTTGGTGTCGAACATCCACAGGTCGCCCCCACTGGTTTCGGATGCGTTTATCCAGCTCATCATGGGGTGGAAGTGGTGTATTTGGTCAAATTTGATGTAATCAACAATCAAGGGAACCGTTGGGGTTATGCTAACTCCACTTTTAAATTTAAGTTGATAAGTTGATTTGGGGTCGAACCATAAAGTGAATCTCGTACCATTTCCACTGTTCTGATCACACAATAGAAGTCCATCATCATTTGCATCACCGGTTCCAGTGTAATCAATCTTGGAACCGTCTTTGTAAATTTCAAGTTCTCCTGCAACTTGTCCAGGTTCTAATTCCCCGGTGGTGGTCCAGTACACCCTTACACTATAATAACCACTAAGGTATCCTGCTTCTAATTCTCCAGTATCTACCACCGTAATATTGGGTATGCTGGTTTTGATGGCTTCTCCATCCTCATAACTGCCAGTGATAACTTCTGCTTGTGGAGTACGATATAAGACAGCATCAAAGGTTAAATGATGGTTGCTTGGTAGTCCACTGGTTTGTGTAACAAGAGTCATACTTATACCTCGTAGATGTATTCTATGTCGTTTAATTTCACCGTGTACGGTGTTGTGGGCAGTGTGGTGGTTTCTACGCCAACACGTAACGTGTTATAGCTATCCAGTCCATCATAACCCAACTGTAATGTTGAGTCATCGTTCACATAAACAGGGCGGGTAGTATAAGCGGATGAATCATATTCTGTAATAGTCATTGTTAGTGGTGTGCGGTCAACCCAATCAGCAGGAGTCGTAAAAGTAAGGTAAGTGTCATTAGCACCAGGAGTGTTAGGAGTTACAGTATTATAAGTAGCAGACTCCTCCGCTGCAACCGTACCTAATGTTGGACTGTAACTGGTTATCCTTATGTTATCCCATACCGCCACAGTGTCCATATTACTACCACCCCCCTGTTGTGTTCCGGCAGTACCAGCATAAGTATAAGACCACGCAATCAAAACAACACCGTCAACATGTACCCTTATTTCAGTACCAGTGTCTAATATTTTAAAAGTATAGGGGGTGTTGACTGGTATTTTACCCGTTAACCAATCCACAGTGGTGATAACGCTTGCACTACCTCCCACATTCTTAATAACACGTAACTTTTGTTTATTATCTCCACTATTATAGTAAGTGTCAACACGAACAAAGTTATTATTATTATACAACTGTGTATTCCACAAAAAGACATAAGGAGTATTAGCACCCACACCCTGCGTTAACACTTGGAACTCAAACTCAACACTACGAGGAGCGGCACTCACAGCACGATAGAAAATATTATCATTATTATCAGATCCATTGCCAGTGTATTTCAAACTATACGTATCCACTATTGGTGTGGCACTTTCCACCGCCAACGTACCAGCAGGACCTTGTGTCCATCCAGTAACATTACCATCCTCAAAGTTATCAAACACACTATAATAAGTGGTGTAATTCTCAAAGATTGTGTTGGTACTGGTACTGGGTGTGGATGCGTTCCCATAATAAGCGTATATGTTGGTGGTTTGTGTTTGTATTAAATCTGGAACGGCAACCACGTAAACTGCTGAGGTACTGTCTGTCTTTTTAAGTAAGTAATGATTAAGGAGGGTTGTACTATCCCTATCCGTAAAACGAATATCCGTAAAGTCTGCTGCCATGTCACTATCATAATCTAAAGGAACAGCAACCAACTGATAACCAATCTGAGTAGTACCACCAGTTAAAGGTACGGCTTTACGTTTAGGCCAATTAATAGTATCATACCATTCACGTGTGCAATAACTATCACTATAATGGTTAGTGTAACGCATAGGAAGATTAACAGTAAACGCCCCACCTGTACCACTTGTATCGTTGGTAACGATAAAAGGAGCTTGACAAGCACTGCTTAATAAGTCAAAGTTAACCTTAACCGTGGTAGGGGTGCTGTTAATACTGGTGTAAACCTTTTCACCAATCAATTCCTGTGTGTGACCGTCGTTTAATCCATAAAGACTAATTACATTCTCATAACTCACAGGACTACTACTAGTATTGTGGGTTAGGTTTGCTTTCACAGCAGCCCATAAAACGTTAGGAGTTTCTAATGCGGTGTGGCTATGTGTAGCTAAACCAGTAACGGTCATAGTTTCTGATGCTGGTGTTGTTGGAGTGTATATTAATCCATCGGTGCTGTTAACACTGTAATTTGAGAAGTTAACGTTTTCTTTGGCTAATTGACTGCCACTATAAATATTCACGCTTGTTGTCAAAATAAAAAACCCCTGTTAGTAATCTACGAATGCCCCTGGACTCATACCACCCAAAGCACTATTAACCCCACTAGTGTAACGGTTAGCATTACCACGAGCCACCAAATCACGTACCGCTCTTTTCTGAACATTTATAAACTTACGGAACCGGTTACTTGGTTTACCAAAGTCAACATTAGTAATATAACCACTACTACGATTCCATTCATGGGTGATACTCTTCACAGGAAAACTGCCATTGATACGGTGTGATGGTATGGATACCACGGCGTATTGTTCTGGAATCAAATTACTGGTTCCACGGATCTTCACAGTAAAACCAATCCGAGGCCACCTATGAAAACTAAGGAATGTTTCAACTTCACTATCCGCATCCACCTGATTACCAACATCACTATTAAACTCATGACGCTGATACTCCCTGTAATGAGCTGCACTTTCAATATCATACCTACGACTAGCCCCACCATTATTATTATCAAAATTAAAAGTCATATGATAATAGTTAGTGTATTCATCATCTTGTGGATTATAATCAACACCATCCAATTCTAAAAGGTTACTACCCTCGGTTACAGCCACATCAGCGGTTTCATATTCCATAGGACTAACTACAAGTACGTCATCTTCTCTAGTATCACCATAAGATACATAAGCAGCATGGGCTGTACGTTCACAGAGTTGCCTTAACTCTTCAAGTGGCGATTTAACATCTTGACTGGCGTATTTGCTCACATGATTAATGCTTTTATAACAGTAGAGGCCACCAATCCATAACGTACTACACCGACGTTGAGTTAACTGAGTTTCACTTACAGTTCCTTCTAATCTGATACTGTTAATATAATAATTACTACTAGCACCAACTTTTGTTAATGCTGCTTTAAGGTCAATGGTTAATCGTTGCCATTCCCCATTCAAAATAGAAGTATAACTACTGATGGGGTTGGTTCCACTACCACCATTCACCTGCACCGTGTAATCCAAAGCGTTAGCAATTGTTTCACTTTTCTTATGCATATTCACAATCAGGTTCCATGTGATAGGATACTTCGCACCACTACCACTAGCATAATAATCCACAGCCATCATACCATAAGTGTTAGCATCATAAGGATCACCCTCAGCATCATACAAAGTAGCCATGGCAGTACCGGTACTACTACCCACACTTAACTTCATACTAGGGGCAGGATGACCATTTTTAGTATCATAATACTTATTCCACGTAGCCACATTCACATGATTATATTGGCCAATGGTACTAAAATCTAGTTTAACTGCATATTCATAGGGAACCATATATGCCTTTAAAGGATAACGACTGGTTTCTGCTAAATATCTTGCCAGTTCATAAACGGATGGAAAACTAGTGAATGGTCTGGTACTTCCTTCTGGAGCGGGTACACCTCCAATACTGAAATTCTGATATAAAGGCACACGATCTAAATCAGTTAATCTATCCTCACTTGTTAACTCCAATTCTCCACCACTATAACTCACACCTTTAATATACCCACCAAAGACGGGTTGGGTGGTGTTCATGGTTTCACCCATATAAACAGTTACACTATCATCCTGGTGGAAAACATAGGGGGAATTATCATCAGTCCAATCATAATCCTTGAAATACTCTTCACGCATGGGTAAAGTGATACTGCACTGGTTCACTTCGGCAACACTGTTCTGACTGAAACTAATATCATTAAAATCCAAACGATGTGTATGGCTGTATGGGGTGTTCTGATTATCGCCCTCATACCTGGTTAATGGTTTGATAACAATATCACGTACCACAGCAGGGCGGGTTACAGTTATTTTAAATGTGTGACTTCCACTACTGTAATAATGTGGCTTGTAAACCTCATAAACCATAAAATCATGGTTACTATGACTACTCACTTTCTGATCTATTTGTGTGCTGCCATCGTATAATGTGAATCCACCAGTATAACTTGGATGCTTCCTATACCCTATTTCTATCTGATACCATCCACTCTTAGGGAGGGTTATGGATTTAGTTAGGTCGATTGATGTAGCAGCACTGAAACTAACCAGCCCTACTAATCTACGGTCATCATGGTTATAATTATAATCAGTGGTTGATTTAGTCCATGTGTTCAATTCATAATATTGAACATTATTATGATCAACAGTATCCACCACAACCCTAACATAAGGGTTATTGTAGATCTTTAGTTCTGGTGGTTGAACTGGGCTGCCAACAGTTTCATTAACCATAATTTATACCGTCCTCAAGTTTACACGTTGATATGGTTGTTTCATGAACTCCTCAGCAATTGCACTGTAATAATTCTTACTACTACTAGATTCGGTGTTGTCATACCATCCTAAACCTGTTTTATCAGCGGATGGTATGCTGTCACTTTTAATCGTAACTGGATCCACCTGTACTATTTGGAACCGTTCATTATCCGCATCATCATACACATTACAATAAAACTGTGTGGCCATTGTTATATCAGCATCTGCACTTGGTGTTGTGGTTGTTGCTGCATCGTGGTCGTAATAATCTTTAATAGTATAAGTCAAAGTAGTATCTGGGTGTTCCACCATCACGTGCTGCTTACCACGCTGTAACGTCCACTTAGTATCATTAATCTGGTAAGTTTGCCTTTCAGGACTGATATATAATGGTTTAACTAATCGTATTGTTCCAGGGCTGATGATTTGTAGGTCTAACCAACCAGCAGGACTAGCATACGCACTGAATAATACTGGTGTGGTTCCTGTGCTGGTGGTTAGTTTGATTAAACCGTTATGTGCATAGAACTTATCAGGGTCTAATGTTTCACCAGTCCATGTGATTAGTTGTGGTGTTGTGTCGGTGTAGTTGCTGTTGTATCCTTTAACGCTTCCTTTGTAATAGTTTTCGTAGTCGTTCCAGAAGTATAACTCAGTTGTTGGGTTAGTATAACAAGGGATTAGTCCATCCTCACTATACCTTGAGAAGTCTGCTGTGGTAATAGGAGTAGTACACGGCAACGCTACAACATTGTCAAAGCTTTCTTCTTCTGTGTCATAATTGTAAATAGCAAGTTTAGTGTAACGTGCTTTGGCTTGTGTTGCTCCTCCAGCGTCCAATCCAAAAATAGCATAATGAGGTTGATAAACACTAATCTGAGGATGCCCACTGTACTTCTCAACAAAACCAGACCCACTATCCACTGAGATAGTTATTTTGTTATTGGCAGAGATTGTACTATATGGACTCCAAACAACTTTCCAAGTAATACCTGGAGTGGAAACTGTTGTTTCTGGTATTAGTCGGCTCCATGTTCCTGCACTGTTCACACCGAACACACGATACATATATTTAGATGATGATGCATCCACGGTGAACCAAATACTATCTGCAATACTCCAACCATCCGTACTCCTAACATACGGAGTTAATAAGGTATATGCATGGTCGTAACCACTACTTGGTGTGGTTAGTACAGCAGCACCCCACTCCAAAGTCAAAGCATCAGATGGTCCATTATGTGTGGCTCTTGTTTCCGTCCAAACATAACCCTCAGTACCAGCAGTTTCCCGGTACCCCCATAACTCCAAATCACCACCAATCGGCGTAGCCAATGGTGTGGTCGCATCTTGATACTGGGCAGTGTACCAAACATCACTTGTGTCAAAATCACTAAAATCTTCATTAAGTATATAATTAACACTTGTATCAGTATAACCATTACTGATGGTAGTTCCATCACCCACTCCTGGAGTGTAATCCATGAGTAGGTAGTCACGTTCATTCTGAGATAATTTCTCAACTGTTACTTCAAGATGAACATAGGTAGCACCTAAATCAGTGGTGGGGGCTGCACTGGTAATCTTATACCAGCCACGATGACCAATAAAATCATTATCCGTAAGGGTTGTGCTGGTGTCAATCCAAACAACACCCCAACTACCATCACCACTAATAAGGTTTAAGTTGCCATAGCTTTCTTTTTCACTGTTACGGTCGGATAATCCCATTATTTGCCGTGCTTGTCGGTTAGTGGTGATGATGGTGAATGATTCTGTTCCACCAATTTCTACACTGTTATTATCGTATAGGTGGGCATCTTTAACGGTCACAGGACCAATAGTACAATAATCTGTCATAATCTTTTTCTCCACCACATTTAAACTATTCTGTTAAGTGTTCCTTCAACCTTTTTAGCAAAGTCTTTGTAACCATACACATCACCATAAATGACAATGGTTCCACTACCTCCAGGACCACGAGCCGGTGGAGTCCATGTTCCTTCTAAAGCACGACGAGCTGGATCGTAATCTTTTCCACCTATATTTGCCCATACATGAGGACTGCCACGATAAGTACCACTAACAAGACTACCAGTACCAGCCATACCGATAAGGCCAAGACTCATATCTACACAGTTACCACCATATAGTAATGCTTCAAATGGATTCTTCTGATGTCCAGCATATCCTTGGTAGTTGAGTCCTCGTGCTTGACTAATATTACCCCCAGGACCCATAGGCCCACCAGGACCTCCTCCACCAGTTATACTAGCAACAATATTAACAACTCCACTAACTCCACGGCTAACCATATCCCAAACAGTTCTAACAGTATCATAAATCCATTGTAACCCACTTTGAAACACACTAACAGTACCAGCAACCCCTCTAGACACAGCACCACTTAACGTATTCCATAACCACAACACCCCACCAATAGCACTATTAGCTATCCCTTGGAAGAATGCCATAGTATTAGCCCAAGCACCACTCAAGTAAGCACCGGTTTCACCTGCTATCTGACCAATACGAGCAAATAATCCACCGAACCATCCTCCAAGTCCATTCCACCAATTTTTAATATTATTCCCTGCATCTCGGAATGGTCCTTCTAAAGCTTTTAAAATACCTTGTCCAGCTCCACCCCCACCTAATATTTTACCAAAATCAACACCTTGCATTTGGTCCAATAACATTTTCTGGAAAGAATTTTTACCGAAAATGTTGTATAATAGTTGTTGATCTCCACCAGCTTCTAATGATCCTTGTCTTAACAATGAACCTATACTCCCACCAGGGCTGATCATTTTAGAGGAAGCACCAGCTAATCCTTCACCTATTCCCATACCTTGAAACATCTCAGATAGTTTAGGAGCTATAACTTGTTGTGCTAATTGGTCAATGGCAACAGCAGCCACTATTCCCCCAGCACCAACAGCGGCTTTTTGACCAGTAGTTGGACCCCCAGTTGTACCGGCTGGTGCGGGTACTGTACTGGCTGTTCTTAATCCATTAACATATTCCCATATTTTACTAGCTAATGTGGTAGCAGCATCTTTCATAGCAGTTAATGCGGGCCAAGCCATACCCAACGGAGCAGCAATAGACGCTGCTGCTAAACCAATACCAGTGAATATACCCAATAGTCCACCACTGGCACTATTTAATGATGTGAATGTATCCGCTACTTGTGAAATAATTGGTACTAAACTTTTAACAATAGGAAGTAATGCTTTACCAAGACTAACCTTCAAAGACGCTATACTACTCTCCATCCTAGACCATTCACTATTAGCATCTTCAATTAATGCAGGGTTATTAGCAACAATCGCCTCATTCTCAGCTAACAGTTGACCAATTTCTTCCTGTGTTAACTCACCATCAGCAAGATACTTATTACGCTGAGCCTCTGTAAGTACACTACGTTGCAATTGACGATTACGACCCAACTCACCACTCATAATAGCATTCTGAATTGTAACCATATCTTGGCCAGTGGTTTTACTTGTGGCTGCTATTCCTGCTGCAAATTTCATTGATTTTTGTTGATCACCAAAAAATCTGAGATTGGTTTCATAAACTGCACTGAGTTCTCCGTTAACAACACCATAATGATCTGCTAATGCCCTAACATCTACTTTCTGATTTTTTAGGTTTTGACCAGTGGTTCCAGTGTAAGCTGCAATACGGTTCCATTTACTTTCAGCATTACCAGCACTTTGAACAAGCTCAGCAAGACTAACTCCTGCAAATATACTAGCTATGGCCCCACCAAGACCACTAAAAGCATTCTTCAAACTATTAACAGCACTCTTACCCTCAGAAACAATCTTATTAAACAATCCACTAGAATTAATCTTAATACCCTTACCAAGACTACTAAAATCATTCTTCACCTGTGTGGATGCTCTTTTAGATTCCTGTTGCAACTTCTTAATATCATTAACAGCACTACTAAAAGCACCCTTCAACTCATTCTTACCCTGTAATGATATTATAATCTGTTTGGTGGCCATATATAAACTCCTATTTCCATTGTCTTGGCTTATTCTGCTTATCCTGCTTCAACTTATTCTCTCGTTTAACCCGTTCCATCTCATCCTCTTCACGAAGACGATCCTGATAAATATAACCATAATACCTGTAAAACCGGCGTTTAGGCATATTCATCATATCATGATCATTCCACCCATAATTCTCAGCACACCGATGCAACATCACCATTAAACCGATGTGTCCCCTGTTATTCCCCGAAAAATGGTTTTCTTAGTAGCTTCCTTCTCAAGACGATCAATTTCTTTATCATTAAATCCTTGATCATACATGTCCTGTCTGCTTAGGAATTTGCGGAAACGTTTATAATCATTGAACCGTGCTTTTGCTGCTTCGGCTGGTGATATGTCCAACATGGTAACAAAGTATTCCCTTATCCCTTTACTTAACTTTTTAACCTGTTTATCATCCGTAAAAGGACTACCTAATTCCTGGTCTATCTGTTGTGCTTTGAACTCTGCTTTAAAGTGTTCCTCTACAATCAAATCTCTCAAAGATACTTTTTCACCATTTATACTAAACTTTGCGGGTTCTCCGTATAATGTTTCCAAATCTTTATCTACCATAAAATAACATTCCCCCTTTGGGTTTTATTCATTTAAAAAAAAAGAAAATGAGTTTTAGGATGGTGCTGCAACCGTAGTCAGTTTACTCTGCACAGTAGCATAAACAATTTCTTTACCTGTGGTTTGTGTACTATCCCATACTGCTTTGAAGTCAAACTTAATAGTCATACGTTCATCATAAGGCATGTCAATAGTGGCATCATCATACACAATCTTAGGACAAGTAATAACTAACTGGTCATCATAATCCGGACTAGCTACAATGTTCTCACCAGTAGCAGTAATCGTCAACACACGATCCATACTATCTATATCTGCATTAGGATCTGCTTCGGTAGCTCCAGGAGTTCCAAGCCAATACTCATACTCAGTGTAGTCTTGGAAGAACATTTCAACACTACCTTCTACTGTGGTTGTGGTGATGTATCGTACATTGTCATTATAACCTGCTGTACTGCATGCGGTTCTTTCTGATTTAATACCACGGTCAATGGTCAAATCTACTGATTTAACATCACAGTTAGTTGCTCCACCAAGGGATACTGCTAAGTCTAGCCATGTTAATGCTCTTTCTGTTCCGTAACTTGGTGTTCGATAGGTTTCACTTATATCTCCACCACCACCATTACCTTCTACTTTGATGGTGATTTCTTTATCCTGCTCCATACTAATATCCATTTTACCGAACATACAGTCACTGAAACGTTCATAGTTTAATTGGTCACGTCCAACACCTAATGTGAATATGGGTGGGTCTTGGTCAACAGTAAAGGTGTGAAGATATGCTGCACTGCTGGATAATTGTGTAGATGACAATGCACCAAGCACTCCATATAATAAGTGTTCAAGTCCACCGTTAGGGTAGGCGGCTACGGATACGCTTCCTTCACTGTTAATCTTAGTACGGTTAAATGTAGTGTATTCTGATGTGGTGCCACGGTACTCTTTGGGCCATTCTGTGGTCATCTTAGTCTTCCAATCAGGCATCTCCGATACGGGGAGATACATGTTGGGTGTGGTTTCAGGTGTGCTGGCGTTGGCTTGTAATGCTAATGCCACATAACCTGTTTTACCGAAATGGTAACTCATACTTTATCCTCCTCATTGTCTTTAACTTTTTTAACTTTCTTTATTTTGTGTTCTTGTACTTCTTTAAAGAAGGATGACCGTTTTAGTTGTTGACAACGAGGGTCATCATCTTTATACTCTTTAACTTCCCCTGGACTACAAACACCCACATTAGGAGTGTTCATACTGATAGGGTGAACAAATTTAAACTTCATAATATTAAACCTCTAAAATTAGTAAGTATAATCACAAACTACTTCAACACGTCCAACAGCAACCAACCTTTTATCCTCAGCCGTTGCAAACTCCCCATACTGAACACCCTCTATATTACTACCACTACAACCACCAATCACTGTGGGTGTGGCTTTGAACGCATCAACAACATCCTTAGTAGCACTATACATTTTCTTAGTAGCCACATTAACCGTTCCAGCAACCTCAACATAAACATAAAAAGTAGTCTGACTACTATAATGAGTAGGACAAACATTATTCTCAAAATTAGTATCCTCAACCGCCTGCACTGTTGCAACATACTCCGTTCCCATCGGTAACATCTGAGGACTACCAAGCCACACCTCATCAAACACAGGAGTGGTCATGGCTTCCAACATAGTCACCATATTATCTGCTGTGGTTTCAACATCAACAACCATAAAAAAATCATCTCCCTTCATAAATTGGATGCCCAATTAATAAAATTCTCACTCCGCCTGTTCACATCCATTAACGATGATTCATACCCTTTATCAAAGAATGGGTTAGGTTTACTGGCTTTAACACATTTAGTGAAAACTTCATTACCTTTATAGAAAAAGTGTAAATATTGTTTGTTCTTAGCACAGAACGCTCCACGACCATCTATCACATAATCAACATAGGGGGCAATGCTTTCATTAGCAAAGACAATCGCACCAGTACCCCCCAACTTATGATTTATGCTGTCCTTCAAATGACCAGTTTTACCTCTTGGTGCTTTATGTTTAACATGCTTCTCAACATCACGAGCAGAATCGTATAACAACTTAACTAGTTGTGGTCCGAGTTGGTCACTTTTACGTTTAATCTTAGATTCTAAACCATTAGTGTTAACTACAATTTCCATACTTATGGACTCCACTCGTCACTTTCACCATCAAGTATAGCACGCATATCCTCATTCTCTGCTTCTATGTCTTCATCCTCATCACGTTCAAAATAAGTATCTCCAGGAGTACGACTATTACTATACGGATGAATCTCCGCTGCACTCGTATTCTTAGTCACATATTTATCCAATAAGTCCTTTGCACGTTGCTCAAACCTTACAGCAATTGGACTTTCTACTTCATCAGTATCATATAAGCTGTGTAGGATGGTGGAAGATGCGTATAGTTCAGCAGCTTTAATGATCTGTTGTGGTGTAGATGATGGGAGGGCTGACTCATCAATGTTGCTGTTTATCCAGTCATCCGCATCTTCCACAGCCAATGTTACTAGGCCACTGCTGATACTGCTTGAAAGGTTGTTTAATCGTGTTATAATGTTCGGTGTACTGCAATATGTCATGATTTATCAGCCTCAAAATTAAATTAGTGAATTTTATAAGTTTAAAAAAAAAGGTAAATAACCCCCAGTTTTCTCCCTATTACAATATAAATGGGAGGGGAGGGAGGAGGAGCGGGGGAAACTCATATACTCCTCCCACAACGATTAAAAAATTTAAATATTAACTACCAGCTACGGGTGATGCTGCGGCTGCGAACCAACCATCAACGGTGTTAGTACCTACAAAGTACACAGCACCACTTCCAGAGTTGGTGTGCCAAAGGCAGTGTTCAATAGTGGGGTACTCATACCATTACCAGTACCGTGGTTTCCGGTTCCTTTAACCTTAGCGGCTCCAAAATCCCAGTAACCATCAGTAGTGTTCTTAATGGTTTCACCATACATACCACGTATATCAGCGGTCAGACCGGTACAAGCGTCAAGGTCGAGTCCGTACATGAACACCCCACCGGATACATCTTTAGCACCAAAAGCTGATGCCAATGTAGATGATAATGGTGATCCTTATTCGGGGCCTACTGCTACCCAACTAATAGTAGCGTCTGCGGGTGTGGTGGAACAAAGTAGGGTACCATCAGCACCAGGAGTGCAGTTCACCACCAAATAGTCAGGGGTTGTAGGTGACACCACTCCGAAGCCAAAACCGGCTATGCTGGATAGGCTAGTGTCTATTGGGGCTACTCCAGGACTGGCGAGGTATACTGTGCCGGTACCTCCATGGATGGAGTAGTTGGTGGATTGTGCTGTGGGAAAGTTATCTAGTTCGGCTTCTAGTTTTTTCCATTTGTCACCGACTCCCATTCTGAGTTGTCTTATTGTTTTACGAGTCATGTGTTAATTCCTCCATAAACTGGATATTAAAGGACACATAGTCCTTAAATACCACTTGATTTGTAACAGAAACTGTTAGGTCTTTTAACTGCATAGAATGTTTCTGCAACAAACTCAGTTACGGTGTTGTGTGGGAATTTCTCTTCCTTGTACTGGTACACGTTAATCATACGGAAATCTGGAGCTGCACTGAACCCTTCAGGTCTGTAAGCATAAACTTCCATAGGTTTAAAAGCAGGCCTCATGTCAAAACCAAGGTAAGAAGCTTCTGCCACTTGGTTACTATCATAAACTTCGTGAATGTTCACACCACGAATGTTAGGTATCATTTCACTGGAACGTGGGTTTATAGCCCAACTCCTGTCAATACCAATTAGGTAATCTTCAAACTCAAAATAGTTATCCGTGTAAAGGTAAAGGTCAGTTAACATTGAAGAGTAACCATCCACATGGAAAGCTTTCTTGAATGAACCTATATCTTTAATAGGATCCGCAGTGTCAGCACTCCACACGGCTGCCCCATCTACCTCTGTGATGTCGTTGGTTGTGTTCTGGAATTTACTTACAATGTCGTTGTTAACTTTACGTGCCATTGCATATCCAACACGTTCAGTGGCTCTCATTAGTTCGTTCACAATTTCGGAACGTTTAAGATCCCTTTCAGATACTTTTATTTCAACACCGAATGGTCTTAACATACCAGCTTTCTGGGTTATAGGGCTTATTTCTACTTCTGGTAATTCTGAGATTTCACCAAGGTCTATAGGTTCTCCCATAACTCCACTGGTAATGTCATCTCCTGCACTGGTGGTGTCCTCGAAATAGGTTACTGATACGTTGTCAGTATATGTGGTGTTGAATGCGTTTAGGAAGACGAGTTCGTTTTCCATTTGTTTGTTTGCAATTCCTTCTATGAGATTTTTTCTTAGGAATTGTTTGGGTGATAATGTTACTGTCATTTAATATCTCTCCTTTTTTAGAAAGTTTTATATAATAGTTAATTCAAAAATAAAGTTCAATTAGAACTTATGTTTAGTCAGATTGGAATACAAAAGTAGCTCCAAACAATATATCCACATAACTACCAGCAGCAGCATAACCAAGAGATATGGCACTGCCGTTATATGCACTGGTTGGGGTTGCGGTTATATCTGCATAGTCCACATCCACTTCAAACTCATCCTGTTCTGATTCATCCATAGCAACCATGTCACCAGGACTAATAGCACCAGTAGCACTGGCTAGGAATGGGAATGACATTTGACCAAAGAAGGCAACAGTAGCAGTACGTTGCACAGCAGCAGCAGGAGTACCACCAGTAGCAGTTGCAGTGTCTTCACCAATAGGGTCATCTATCACAACACCATGTGCTATGTCTTTATCATTTCCAGCAGCTGCTAGTTCTACTAGGATAGTTCCATTGGTAGAATGGTCTTTGATTTTAACTAGGTTTCCTTTTGATATTTCGGCACTGTAAACTCCAACAGTGGTTTCTCCACCATCATCAGCCTGACCAGTGTATTCTGTTCTTGTTCCCTCATAGAGGTTGCAAGGAATCTTAGGTACATTATCTATGTATTTGTGTAATTTTACCATCTTATTATTCCTCCAAATTATTTCTATAATTCTATTTTAAAAAAAATATATCTTTAATTATTCTTTTACTAGGTCTTTACGACCCATTGCAGTTAATACTTCATCAACAGATAACTCTTCTTCTTGTTTCTCTTTAACCGGTGCAAGTTTTGATTTGACACTGAAATCCACGACTTTATCTAGTTGTTCACTGTACTCTTTGAATGCTTCTGGATTACTAGCTGCCAGTTGTTGTAATGGTGTTTTCATTGCTGGTGTGGCTTTACCTGCTTGTATAAGGTGTTCGACTATTTCTTTTGTATCCTCACTAACCTTTGCAGCTACTGGTTTTGGTTTTTTACCATCCACTACTTTACGTAATTCTTTTACTTCGTCACGTAGTTCTTGGATTAGGTCATTGGAACTAATCTCATCATCTTCTGATTCCTTTTCTTCTGGTTCTTGTTCTACTTCTTTAACCTCTTCTTTAACCTCTTCCTCTTCATCCTTTTGTTCAACATCATCAGTTTTAGGGGCTTCACTTTCTGGTTTAGATTCCCCCTCAACATTATCCACTTTCTCATCTTTCTGTTCTTCTTCTACCATACTATCAGCCTCTTTACTCTTCTTAGATGTAATTAGTATTTGTCCAGGTTCAACACCAGTCTTACACTCTTGACAGCCTCCTTCCTCAACAAAATCAACACGATCAATAACAATATTATCCACCACATAATCAGCCCTATCCGTAGGACAAGGACTAGCTTCCATAGCACCAACTATACTGTACGCTGGTAGTTCACCATCATCATGAAGGCGTTGGATTTCTTTATTAGTCAATTCACTATTTTGGATGTAGATGGACTCACCATCATACACCACCTTACTAATCTCACCAACATTATCTAGATTCATCTTAGCCAGTATCTGATTATCCTTATACAAGGATGTGGGTAGGTGGTCCACTCCAAACCTGACAGATCCTTCACCATTAATCTTATTAGTTAATTTTTTGAAGGTGTCCAGAACAGTGTATTGTGGTACGTGTACTCTTGCAGGTTTTTCATCCACAAAGACATGATGGATACCTGCACTCCATATCCGACCTGTGGGGCCTGTCTTGGACGTTTCCGCTTTAATGGTTTGTAGTTTCGCATTCATACTCAATCACAACAATTATTATATTATCATATTTTTATGATTCTGATTGTATAGGACCAGTACCATCACTTGGTATGGTGTATCCTTTTTCATCTAACTGTTCACGTTCCTCAACCTTCTCATCACTTAACTGATTACTCCAATCCTGAGCTTCAGTTTCATCAGTGAAATACACTGGTACACAAGCACAATTAGGATGTAAAGGGGGTAACATATCTAATTGGTCAATGGTGAACACTTCACCTTCATATTCATCAGCACACAACTCACAACTCTCTGCACGGTTATCTACCATGAAATGTGTGGATCCCTCAGCCCGGTTCTGTGACCATGAAGCAAGATTAGACGCTCTCATTGTTTCAGTACGAGCAATCATACGACTACGAGATATATTACCATCCAACACCCGGCTCATGTTTTGTGCAAGTTGTTCAGGCATTATACGATCCTGTATGGGTGCACCGAGGTTGTGTTGTAACGTATCCGCAACTATCTTTCCTAGTTCGGTGCGTGTGTCCTTATCTAACTTAGTAACATAATTCATAACGTTTTCTTTAACCATTCCTTCCATCATCTGCACTGTGCGGAGTGGTGCATCACGTCCACTATTCATTCCAAGTTTCCATGATTTACCAATGTTCTCCTCAAACTTAGCAATGTCCTCAGTGTTTTTAGCAGTAGTGATGAATGGCTTTTGGGTTAGGATGTTTAAGAGTTGGGTTGCTTCTTCTGGGCTTTTAGCCATCTTTAATGTGGTGTCTATTTCTTTTTGACTGGTTTTCATTATGCGTTGTAATAGTTTGTCGTTGTTGATGATTAGGTTGTATAAGCGTTTGTCTGGTATGGGTGGTGGTCCTGTCCATGCACTTGCTTTAATAGTATGTGTGGGTGGGCAATTGTTACACATGGTTATTGTTCCTCTGTTGGTTCTTGTCCTGGGAAACTCTGAGCCACTTGTTCAATCATTTCGGCATGTTCTTCTGGTAACTCTTCGGTTTGTTCTTGTTGTGTTGGTACAACAACATCCTCAACATTATCTTCCTCTTCATCGACTGGTACAGTAACATCACTATGAGCCTCAACCGCCTTACCAATCAACTCCTTAACCCACTGTTCCGATGGGTTGATAGTGTAATTGTCAATGAATGGTTTAAGACTATTCAATAATCCCAGCACATCCTGTTCTTCGAATGGTTCAAAACCAACCACAGGCGGTAACGGGTTAGGGAAGTTGATGCCACATAATTGTTTAACCAGCTTCTCAAACTCACTGGCAATGTCTTCATGCAAACCATCAAGATATATAAAAGTAATATTCTCCTGCGTCTGACTCTGACTATAACTCCCAGTGGATTGATCTTGACCAATAAGTAATGGTCCTATGTTCATTCCATGCAGTATCATGGTGTCATGGTAGGTTATGGCGTTCTGGAATCCTTCACCACGATGAGCAGACTCTAGGACTTGTACGTCATCGTCCATGCCAATAGTAATCTGAGTACGACCTTCACGTATCTCCTCTAACTGGTTACGGAACTTATCCTTATACGCTGCATTAGCAACCTTACCCACCAGTGTAGGGCCTTCATGCTTCTGGAGAAATACATTCCACCATTTCAGTATCTTACGTTTCTGATACCAATTATCATACACTGATTGGTAGAGGCTGGTTCCATAAGGGTTGCCAAACCGTTCACCATGAGTATATTTAACACACTTCTCAATAGGAATCGGAATATCACCCTCATCTGTTCCCTTCTGCACAACCTCAATCACTTCACCTTCTTCATCCAATTTAAAGCAATCAGGAATGGTTTGAATATCAAGTGGTCGTATCTTTTTAATCACAATCTTCCCAGACTCATCATCATAGCGGAATACCTTTTCTCCTACTGCATAACCATATTGGATGGCAGTGTAGAGGTCGGTTCGGACTTGGCGGAGTGGGTAATCCATATCATCTAAACATTGTTCGATAAACTCTGCCTGTTCCTTAGCCTCAGGTGTGTCATCACTTGGTGTTACTACCAACTTACGTGATAAGAGTAGTTGGGTTATTAGGTTTGTTCCCCCACGTATTTGGGGGTCGGTTCGGTACATTTCATCATAATCTGTGTATGTACGGTCGTCTGGGTTTTCTTTATACTCACCACCATACATAGACTGGAGCCATCCACCCTCAGGACGACTCAGTTGTTGTGTCATCTGGTTGGGTGATAGGGCTGCTGCTATGCGGTGGCGGATTGGTGTTAGTATTGACAATTGGATTACCTCTCAAAAAAGAATATATAGAATAAATATGTTTATATATGTGGAATGATAGAATTAAATATCAATAAAGAATTAAAATTATGTTATTGTCGGCGGTGCATACGCCCCACACGGTTACCTTTAACATCCTGCTTAGTATGTTTAGTATAATCATATGCTTGGTCACTATCAGTATAAGGATCCCCACCAATACCCATCACCAAACCTAATGCCAGTTCAGTGGCATCAAGTAAATCATCATGCACTCCCTGGTTAAAGGTTACAAACTCCCTTTCAAATTCAGAATACAATGGATGCTTCTTATTCACATAAACCGTACCATTCTCAAATAAACTAAACCGTGTGGTTATACGTGCCACTTTATCTGCTACTCGTGGTATAAGTCGTATGGGTAAAGGAGTGTCGCTTTCGCTTTGTACTTGTTGTGGTAACGCTCGTTGGTATGCTACATCTTCAAAGCCAATAACACTGGGGTTATGGATCTGGTATTGTTCTCTTACTTCTCTTACTTGTTTGGGGAAGTCTATGTGGTCACGTGTCCAATCTGTAATATATATCTTGTTGTGGAGTGTGTCGTGGATTAGTGTGCAGCTGCAAGTGTAATCAGCTGTGGTCTTCTCTGATATGGCCATATCCCATCCTTGATATTTGACAGTGTTACCATGCCTTGGTAGTGTATCATATTCATCTAACCATTCCCGCTTTAACAGTCCACCAGTGGCGGGTTGTGGTCTTTGCTGATAAAGGGCTGAGAACCAGTAACTTCCTAATTCTCGTTTAATATTCAATAACTCATCAACAGGATACCTTTCAGGCCATAATGCCTCACCAACATCACGCCCTAATGGATCATTCTCCTCAGCTAAGGCTGGTAATGATATAACCTCCCAAGGGTCATCACTTCTTTCTAGTAACCGTCCTGCAAGGTCATCCTCATGCCAACGTGTCATGATCAATATAATACTAGCTCCAGGTTCACGCCTTGTGTAAAAGGTTGATGTGTACCAATCCCATGCCTTCTCTCGCATGGTTTCACTGTTAGCTTCTTCTGCATTCTTAACAGGGTCATCAATGATAAGTATGTGCCCACCTTTACCTGTTATGGGTCCACCAACACCAGCTGTAACCATACCCCCACCGTGGGTTTGTATATCCCAACGGTTACGAGCATTGCTTTTATTATCTATATTAACATCAAAATCAGCACCATGCTCCTCAAGTATGTTACGACTTTTGTAGCCCCATGTTGCTGCGAAGTCTGCTTCATAACTGGTAAGTATCACACGTTTCTCAGGGTATGTTCCTATGAACCATGATGTAAAATATTTACTAATCGTTTCCGACTTAGCATGTCTTGGTGGCATGAACACCATTAAGAACTTAATACGCCCCTCAGCAACATCAATCAACTTATCATTAAGTAATGTAAGATGTGGAGGTGTGTGGTATCGGTGATTACTATCAATCAATGCCAAACTTAGTGGGTCATTGGTCTTTGCTATGGATGGATCTGATAAGTTGTGCAGCAATCTTTCTGTCTTCTCCTCTGAACTTAATGTCATGGTCCACCTTACTCTTCCCACTTGTACGTGTATGTTCTGTTTCTTCACCAAGGGCTAGTTTACCCATTTTATGAAAGTTACTTATGGCTATGCTTAGTTTCTGGTAATCATGATTAGATAAGTCTTTATCATCTAAACGTTTAAGTCCTATTTCTATACCTTTATCTGCTGCGTTTAATGCTTTATTATCAAGATTAGCTGACTCACCAGCTAATACTTCTATCTTTTTTTCTTGTACCCGATGTTCAATTTTGGTACGATAGAGGTTCCTTTCCTGTACCCAATTATCATCAGCAGATTTCTTCTTCATAGTGGACATACTGGGTCCATGTCTTAGGTGTAATTCTTCTAATGTGGGGCATATTATTTTACCATCTTTGTCTGGGTATCCTTCGACAAATTCTCTTTTGATAGTAGTCCAGTCGTATGCCATTTTAATCACTTTATTGTTTCTTCTAATTTATCAATATCATCAGTGTATAGTATTGGTGCTAACTCTGTTACTTTATCGTCAGGTAAGTTCCACCATGCTATCCTTTGTAACCGTGTCCTATCTTTACTATTGAATCTATACTTTATTATTCTGGGTGGGTTGCCAACAACTACTGCGTAGGGTGGTATGTTTTTGGTTATGGTGGTGTTGGCTCCTATTATCGCACCATCACCTATCACACAGGGAGAGAGGATTGTGGTTCCGTATCCTATCCACACATCATTCCCTATTGTTACGTTGCATGGTGTGGTGTTGGGGGGTGTTCCTGGTAATGGTAGTACGTTGAATAGTGGATGGGTTGTGATGCTTTGGGTGTTGTGTTCTGCTGCTAGGAGTATGGTTACTTTGTTTCCTATGCTTGTGTAGTTTCCTATGGTGCAGTGGCATTGTTTTTCTGGGTGGTAGTGGGTTACTGTGGGGTTGCCGTAACTGTTGTGACCCATTGTGTAGTGTTTTGTCATGGTTTGTTGGTGTATTGGTATAACAGTTCTGTTAATTCCCTATCACTAGGACATCCATTGGTGGTGAATTGTTTATACATGTCTTTAACATGGTAATGGTTGCCATGTGTTTTATCATACTCCACTGCCTTTTTCAGTTTCATCACTTTACTATAAATCTGTTTAGGGGTGCGGATGGGGTAATGTGCTAGGACGTGGTAGGGGAATATTTGTAGTCGTGGTTC